TTCAAAGACATCATACCAATAACGGATATCTGCCATAGAGGGTTCTGTGGTTTCGAGGTTGCTGCACCACCAATCCGGGAAGCCTTGCAGTCTTGCACATTCTGTAGGTGTTAATCTTCGCACGGTATAGGAGGTTTCCATCACTCCATTATGGTGTCCGGGGCAACTTCCGTTGACGAGAGTATTTCCACAATCTTCAAGGAAGTATTGACCGATATCACGACTTGCGGAAGGGTCGAACCCGTAAGGATGGGCAACCGCACCGGGGCCTTTGGCAACGATGGTCGGTTGCGTTTCTTCATCAATACAGGGTTTGTACTGTGCGTTCTTGCCTTGATTGAAAGCATCTCTTCCAATGCCAAAGCTCGGCTGAGTTACAATTGCAGCATCTTTATAATCTCTTGACAAAATGGTCGGTGCTTTGTTTTCTGTGACTTGAGCATAGTATCCTGTAGTCATGGCATAAACACTATCTCTCTCTACAACGGCAAGACCACCTTGATTGCAACCGGGGTTACCACCATTTTCATCAATCGTGCGAGAAGTATCTGCTTCATAGATTCCGCTATGGGGATTTGCCGATTTCATTGCATTGCTGTCAAAGGAACAAATACCGAAGGCTTGAAGAACACAGTTAAAATGGTTCTTGTCCGGCATCCGCTGATTACCACCTGCGTTATGAGCAGTAAGAGTTGGGGCAACTTGCTCTCCATCCCAATTGCAGAAAAGAAGAGGGACATTACCTCCGCCTGTTCCCATTCGAGATGTAAGAGTCTGTACTTTGTTGTCTTCAGCAATTTGAATTCTGCTGTCAGCAGGATGATTTTCCAAAGCCACCATAGCCGGAACAACCCCGGCACGAAGCGTGGGCGAGGTTTCTTCTTCGTAACCTATACTACGACTATCAGCTGAATGCTCGGTGCAAAAGCCAGCAGAATTTAAAATGCAATCTCCGCCTGTCTCTCCAAAGCAAGTCGTAACACTTCCGGCAGTTCTTTGCCACGCACGGAAGCTCTCCGCAGAATACCCAGACAAGCCTTCTGACTTAAAAAGTATGTCGAAGGCACTCCGACCTGCAAAATCTGCGACAAGGTAGATGCGTTTTCTTCTTTGGGGGACTCCCCAAAATTGAGCATCGAGAGTTCTGTAAGCAACGCTCCATCCGTCTCCCATATAGCAGTCGGCATAAGACCATCTACCTTTTTCAGGCATAGGCACCTCGGTGCTCGGTTCTTTGATACCGATGACTGCTTCAAGGACTGCTTTGAAGTCTTCTCCTTTGTTGGATGAGAAAGCACCGGGGACATTCTCCCAAACGATGTATCTTGGATATTTGCCACCTGTGGCACACCTCATTTCTTTTACTATTCGGATGGCTTCATAAAAAAGGACTGATTGGTGTCCGTCAAGTCCGGCTCTTTTTCCTGCAACCGACATATCGGTGCAAGGTGAACCGAAGGTAATGATATCAACGGGTTCTATCTTGCTGCCATCCATAGCAGAGATATCTCCGTAGTGTTTCATAAACGGCATTCGCTTTGATGTTACCCTAATAGGAAAAGGCTCGATTTCCGATGCCCAAACAGGGACAATGCCGGAAAGCAAGCCTCCCAAAGGAAAACCACCAGAGCCATCAAAGAGACTGCCGAGGGTTAGATTATTTTTCATTAAAGTTCGTGACCTCCTCGTAAGTAAATGTCACGCCGTCACGCTCAACAGAAACTCCATCTGCCGAACCTACAAGTTCAATGTATCTGTTCACGATTACATCACAGAATTTCTCATCAAGTTCAATGGTATAGCAGATGCGGTCGGATTGCTGACAGGCAATAAGTGTCGAACCGCTACCACCGAACGGGTCAAGCACCACAGAGTTTGTCATGCTCGAATTCATGATGGGGTACGCAAGTAACGGAATCGGTTTCATAGTGGGATGCTCTCCGTTTTTCTTGGGTTTATCAAATTCCCAAATGGTAGATTCCTTTCTGCCTGTGTACCATTGGTGTTTGCCTTTCTTTTTCCAACCGAAGAGCACAGGCTCATGCTGCCATTGGTAAGGAGAGCGACCGAGAACAATGGATTGCTTTTTCCAAATACAACAGCCGGACAAATAAAAACCCGCATCGGCAAAAGCTCTGCGGAAATTAAGACCTTCTGTATCAGCGTGGAAAACATAAATGGAAGCATCTTCTGCCATTGAAGCTTCTGTATTAACGAATGCATCAAACAGAAAATGATAGAACTTGTCGTTTTCCATATTGTCGTTTTTTATTTTTCCGGCAGAGCCTTCGTAGTTGACATTATACGGAGGGTCTGTGATAACAAGGTTAGCTTTCACACCTCTCATTAGGTTTTCAAAGGTCTCTGCTTTTGTGCTATCACCGCAGACGAGGGTATGCTTTCCAAGCACCCAGCGGTCACCGCTTTTAGTAAATGTAGGCTTTTCGAGTTCTGCTTCAACATCAAAATCATCATCCTTGATGCCGTCTTTGAGAGTATCTTTGAAAAGGTCATCAATTTCAGCAGGGTCAAAGCCAGTGAGAGAAACATCAAAATCTGTGCCTTGCAGATCTGAAATCAAAAGAGCAAGTTTGTCTTTATCCCACTCACCGCTGATTTTGTTAAGAGCTACATTAAGAGCCTTTTCTTTATCTTCGGTAAGTTCCACAACAACACAGTCTACTTCTGTGTATCCCATATCAATGAGAACCTTCAGTCTTTGATGACCGCCAACGACTCTGCTTGTAGTCTTGTTCCAAATAACAGGCTCGACATAACCGAACTGCTCAATAGAGCGTTTCAGCTTTTCATATTCAAGGTCGCCGGGTTTCAAATCCTTACGAGGGTTATAGTTGGCAGGAAGAAGGTCAGTTGTTTTTTTCTTTTCAATCAACATACTTTGCCACCGCCTCTCGAAGTTCCTCGGTTTTATCGAGTTCTTCCCATGAACCTTTGTAGCCGTTGAAATGCCCATAAGCGGTTGTATCAGAATAATACGGACTGCGAAGTTTCAGTAAAGATATAATGGCTGCCGGGCGGAGGTCAAAAACCTCAAGGACAGCTTTACGGATAACTTCTTCATCTACCAAAGCTGTGCCGAAGGTGTTAATCTCAACCGCTGTCGGTTCGGCTTTTCCAATTGCATAGGAAATACCTATTTGACATTCATCTGCGAGGTGTGCTCTTACCACATTCCTTGCCACAGCTCTTGCCATATACGCACCGCTTCGGTCTACCTTCGTGGGGTCTTTCCCGGAAAACGCTCCGCCACCATGTGCTGCAAGACCACCATAGGTGTCGACCATAATCTTTCTGCCCGTAAGACCTGTGTCCGCAGAGGGACCGCCCTTGACAAATCTGCCAGAGGGATTCACGAGGATTTCTGCATCCTTGTTCATTTTGTATCTGTCGAATAGAGGATACAGAACTTCGGTTGTAATTTCACGGCGAAGGTCTTTCAAACTCTTATCAGCCTTGTGCTGAACAGAAACGATAACATTAGTAATACGCTTCGGCTTACCATCTTCGTATTCAACAGTTACCTGTGCTTTGCCATCGGGACCGATACCTTCAATCGTTCCATCATGCATTGCAAGGTCAAGGTTGCGACAGATATTATTTGCAAGTACAACCGGGAGCGGGAGCTTGTTCCAAGTTTCGTTTGTGGCATAACCATAAACCGTTCCCTGATCTCCGGCACCGATTGTCGCAAAAATGTCCTGTGCGTTTTTGCTTCTTACTTCGAGAGACTTTTCAACACCGCCTGCAATATCTGTACTCTGTTTATGAACGAATACATAAACAAGAAACAGCATCGGATTATAGCCGACCTTTTTTAAAGTCTCACGAACCACGAGACGGATGTCGATTCTTTTCTTACAAGTGATTTCACCTGCAACGATGATTTTGTGTCCTGTTGCCATTACCTCACAGGCAACACGGGAATTCTTATCTTTTCGTAAGCACTCATCGAGAATGCTGTCTGCGATGAGGTCGCAGAGCTTATCGGGATGTCCTTTGCAGACACTTTCTGCTGTTTTGTAACCTTTCATACTATCGTCCTTTCCGAGCGTTCAATAGACGCTCCATCAAATCATCTTGAGGATTGCTGCCACCATACTCAACGGAGCAGTTCTCCTTTACGATTTGGTATATCTGATACCAAACTTGATTGACTTGCTTCATGTAGGTTTGGCTCATAGCCACATAGGGCGATGCGATAGCGTTACCTGTTGTAGGATGCTTTGCGAGAAAACCAAATTCGGATATACATTCCTCACATTGAATCCACCTCGATACGCTCATTGCATATTGCTCGATGAGCTGGTTGTTTACTAAACCTTCACAGCCACGAGCCTTGAGCCATGTGTAAGTTTCCTTGTACACATCTTCGGCACACAAGTCTATGCCACTTTTTTGTTTCGATTTTAGGTACTCCTTCACAGGCGGAACATCCACACCTTCGATTTCGGTAGGAGTCGGCAATACCATAGCGCCTGTAAGCTTACCATCGGTAATTTTGTCAGCCAGTGCCTTTGGCTTTCTGCCTGCACCAACCCTTGAACCACCTCGTGCAGTTCCGTCCTTTGCCATGCTTTCACCTCCGTGGGGGTTAATACCCCGTTTGATTTCCAATTTTTACGCACGAAAGCCCACGCCCGTTGCACGGATAAAAAGCTGTAGAGATTTTGATACCCCCATAAGGAGGTTGCGATTACAATTTGATACCAACCTCTAATG